ATCCTCTATCTTCAGCTCTATATCTATTTGTCATTTGATTTTCAGTATCAATATATTTTAAATCCTTACTCATATAGAATAAGTTTTTATAATCTCTATCAATTACTTGCTGAATTGTTGCCCATCCAATATTTGCATTCTCTATAACAAGTAGTGCATCGTTATATTCCGTTGAAAGTGCTACTAAGAAATTTCCAAAATCTTTAGTATCTACCTTACCTCTATATTCTGCAACCTGTACTGAATTGGCAATATCAATTACATGACACGTAGAATAATCGGCTCCATCTCCTCTAGCCACATCGGCCACTACCATGTAAGATTTATTATAATCAGCATGTTCCCATTTCCAAAGGTTTCCATCAAATCCACCTTTCTCAATTGGTGGTATTACATATGTTTCTTTATAAAACATTAATAATTCAGGTTCAATTACAGTTTCACCAGAAGATATAAAATCACAATCACATTCTTGTGCTGCTTTCTTTGTACCCAATAACTTCTCTTGCTCATCTCTCCATTTTTGGTCTCTTTCAGGATGAACTGTCCAATGTAATCTGATTGTATTAAATGGATTTGTACTTTCTTCCGCACCTAACCAAGTTTGATGAAACCAATTACCCACACCATTCGGAGTAGATAATGCTATACAACTACCACCCGTTGATAAGGTTGATTGAGCCGATACCCAAATCTCATCAATATCATCAATGAAAGCGGCCTCATCAAATATTAGAAGTGATAAGGCTTCAGAACGTCCTGCATCAGGAGAAGAAGCAATAGCCTTAATTTGAGAACCATTTTGCAAACGAAGGGAAAGTTTATTATCTTCCATAGACCCACCTTTAAGCCATGTTGGAAGCAAATCATGCATTACTCTTACCTTTGTTACTAAGTTCTTTGCCACTTCTTGCTTTGTTGCAATTACCAACACATTAAAATCTGAATTAAATATCATTTTCCAAAGTGAAAACCCAGCACATAGTGTTGAGATACCAGTTTGACGTGATTTTAGAACTACATTAAATCTATTATCTTTAAATTGCGTTAAAGTCTTTTCCTGAAATGGAAATAATTGGAATGGTATTTTACCCCTTACAGGATGTTGAATCATGCAATACTTTTTCATAAAATGTATCGGGTCTACCGCACATTTTTTATATTCGTCTGCAATAATATCTTTTAAGGATTTCTTTTGTGTTATACCAGTACTCATATTAATCTTTAAGAGGTCTTACTAAATCGTAATTTTTATCTTTTAATTTATCGTAAGCCTCATTTCTTAATTTAGTAGCTTGTTCAATCTCACCTTCAAACTTAACAATATCCAAAAGAATTTCTGCTTTAAGTTCTTCTACATCTCTTTCCATACTCCAAGTTTCAATCTTACCATCTTCTTGAACTACTTCATAAGTTTGCTTTGCATCTCTATAAGCTTGTTTAAATTGGGCCACTATATCATTACCGTGCGCAATCATATTTGAAAATATTTTATAATCTTCATATGCTTCCCACAATCCATCATATTTTATTTGAGCTTCTCGTAATGCAAGACAATGTAAACAATATCCTGTCTTAGATATTAATTTTTTGTCAACTCTACCTATTTTGATTGTTTTACAATTATCAGATTTACAAGTATTTAACTTATCTAAGTAAGCTCTAACCTCAGCCATAGTATCACCCAATTCGGATGTTTCTATTTTACCAGCTTCTAATTGTTCATAAGACTTACCATTATCATCAGTCCACTTATCACCAACTTCTCTTTTTATCTTTTTTTTGTCTGCACCGGAGAATGAAATTTGTGTTTCCTTTTGATATTCTCCACCAGTCAAAACCATATCAACCAACTTTCTACGAGTTGGATGCATAAACTTTTTATTAAATTCCTTTGCCATATTATATACAATATATTCGTATATATAAGTATATCAAAATAAAGAAAACGATATTATTTATCAAAGAAAATACCTAAAATTTGATTTAGGGGTGCGAATGCACCTGTTAATTTATAAGTGTTACCACCATACACAAATACAATACCTTCATTTGGAACTATTTTATCAAATCCACCTAATGCATTTAATCTTTGTAATTCCAATTTAAGTTTTGCTACTTTTTTAGGGTCACCACTAGCCTTTACCTGTGATATTGTACTTTGTAAACGACCAACCATTTGCTTTTTAGCAGAATCAGGATTTGCTGTTAATACTGATGTCATAAATGATAATACATCTGCACCAACTCCTAAGAATATCTCCTCAAATCTCATTAGATTTTGTTTTGATATCTTTTGTTGGTCTTGTTTATCAATTTGCTCAGCCCAAGTTTTTAATTTTTCATCTTTAATATCAGCTATTCTAAATGATTTGTTTCCAAATGCCCATCTTTTAACCAATCCTATTTTTTGTTGTGCATCTAATTTTTTTGCCGTCTTATCAACAAAATTAGTCCACCAAGCTTGATGATAATCAGCTACACCATCCGAATCCTTTAATCCAAATTCAGATTGTAATTTAGAAATCATTCCTAAATACTTTCCTTGATGAGAAGATAAGTCATCTGATTTTGGTAAAGATTGCATTGGAGGTCCTTGTATTGTATATTTTGATTGAACATGTGCATTTACTTGCTTAATCATTCCTGCTAATACTTTTGCTGCTTGTTGATTCTCTCCAATTATACTACCTTCTTTATCGTATTCAAATGTACCATGAAATACTAATAGGGGTTGTCCGTATGGTATTACATTTACTGATGTTGGGTATATTACTTCCAAATTCATAAAACATGCTCCATTTTTAAATACCATCTTTCGTTGAGCTTCAGATAATCCAGATATTGCCTTTGAAAGGTCTTGCATTGCAAAGTTATATGCATCAGTCAATCCACCTCTACCAGAAAACTTATCCGCAACCTGTCCAATTGTCATTGCGCCAGCACCACCATTCTTCAAATGAGATTTATTACGAGCTGCAACTAATCTACCATTTACCCAACTAATTGCTAATGCTTGTCCATCTGTTTTTTCTCTTGCCGTTTCCAAATCACCATTAAGTGCTTTGGTTACAATTGATTTAAGGTCACCAAAAGTAAGATTCATTTCAATATCAAATGGATGATTCATATGTCCATATGCACCACCTTCCATTAATAAGGATTCTTTTATTGGATTTTCTATTTTATTTAACTTATCATAGTATTTTAAATCTTCCCATAAATGGTCCATAGCTATTTCGGCTGCATATCTAATATCAGATGTATGCTCCATTTCAACTTTAATACCTTTTGTAAGTTCTTCTTTTATTTTAGAAAGTTCTACATTATATTTGTTTGCTAAATCTTTTGTAGTTTTTCCATTTGCTAAACCACCAGGAATACTATCTTCATCAATCTCCTCATATCCGCTCATTCCTTTGTTGTTAAGTTTCTTACTATTCTTCTTAACATCTTTAGAATCAGGTGCACCATTAATATATCCACCAGGTAAACTTAAACCTACTCCAGCTCCTCCACCAAGACCCATTTCTTTTAAATCATCTTTTTTAGGTATTCTGAATGTTACTGCTTTCTTACCATTGATTGTTGGCATTCCCCATTCATCTTCACCAATATTTTTAACAACTACTTTTTTATTTTTGAATTTACCCATCAATAGAGTATCTCCAACTTTTACATTTAATTTGATTTCTTCATTAATACATTCTTTTAAACTCTTTAACTTAAGAGTAATTAATTTGAATATTTGGTCATCAAACTTTGGATATGCTTTTGTAAAGTTTTTCTTTCTATCAGCAGCGCTTCCAGCACTTAGCCAATATCTAACATCAGTACCACTTATAGGATTTGCAGTAGCTGGAGATGCGTAAACATATCCTCTATCTAAATAAGGTTCAGTTACCTTTCCTTTATATGGTGTGAAATATTTACCACTTAAACGATTCTCATCTTTCTCACCAACTACAACTATTAAACCAGTGGTATCTTCATCATACTTCTTTAGTATTTCTTCAGGTGCATATGGATTTCTGATATTGACAATTTTGCTTGATGGAATACCAAACATATTTGTCATTATTGTTTTTTTCTCTTTAAAATTAAATGGAGATTTTTTTGAATCGGTAACATTAGAAGTTCCGATATATACACTATCCTTTCCGAATTTCTTTACTAAATTTTCATAAGTTGCGTAATGGCCCTTATGAAAAGGTTGAAAGCGGCCCGAATAGACAACAACTACTTTGTCTATGGAATCCGCTTCCAACAATATTGATTCTACTAAAAACTTTGCTAATCCTTTCATATCATATAAATATTGAGGATTAATCTTTTACAAATTATTTAGCTTGTTGAGCTTGTTGCTCTGCTAATTGTTTTCTACTAGGTGCACCTGGTTGATATTGAACTGTGCCATCTTGTAGATTCAATCTACCTTGTGGGTATTTATCATCCAATGCATCTACTATTTCTTTTAATTTCATATTAATAGATTTAAAGTCGTTTTCTCCTTTTTCTAAAATTTCATCCAATTTAGTTAATTCATCTTCAATTTCTCTTTTTCTGATGTAAATTTGTCCAAAATCTGAAATTAAATTGTTTGATTTTTGATTTAATTCTGTAATATTTTTCAATACGTCCTCATCTAATTTAGCAATTTCAATTTCAATTGATTGCTTTTGTGGAATTTTGTCTAACTCTGCCATAATTATTATTTAATTGTTTTGTATATATAAGTATATTATTTTATATTTTTTATAAGAATTTTTCTAATTCTTTTATTACCATTTCAGATGTAATTGATTTAGTACATTCAAATTGTCTATTTGTACCTTTATGGTCAGGACACCAATTCCAATCTCCGGCATCTAATCTAAGTCTATTAAAACATCCTTCACATTTACCTTTTGGAGCTCCAATTCTTATACAATCTCTCATTTCAGCCCATTCATACGAAAATCCGCTTATTAAAACAGTAGGTACTTCTAACGTCCAACTTAACCAACTCAATCCACTACCAATACCAATAAATGCTTTTGATTTTTTCATCTCATCCATAACACATTCAATAGGTCCATGTGGATGTTGCACTATTCCATTTGGTAATTTATTTCCCATATAGTCATCACCTTCTTTGGATACTAATTTAACAATATAACCTCTAGCTTTTAACCAATCTACAATATCTTGCCAACCAGATGGATTATTCCAAAATTTTGGTTGAGCTGTTCCAAATACAGCAATACATACTTGCTTAAGATTTTTATCTATTTTAATATTTCTTTCTTTTATTTTTGGTTTTATTTCAATATAATCTATTCCTAAAATATCAGATGCCATTTTTTGAAGAGTAACACTTTTAGGGTCAATTGGGTTTTTTAATAAATTTACTGAATCATCATCATTATAAAATAATCCAATAGAATACATAGCGTATAAATTATCTACATTATTACCAGGTGTAACAAATTCTAAATTAGGATATTGCTCTATAAACATATCATTCATAAATGTAGAAGTAACAACATTACATTCGTGTTTTTTTCTAAACTCATCTATATAAGCAAACCAGGCCAATGTATCGCCTAATGCTCTAGAATCTAATGATATATAAACTCGTTTACCTTTTGCATTATAAAGATGTTCATACCAAAGTTTACCATCTTCATATATGTTTACTTTCCATTCTACAAAATATTCTATATTACATTTAGTCCAACAATTAGAACCAATATTACTACTAAATAAAACTTTACCAGTTTTATTATCCACAAAATCAACTTTATAATCAGCTTTTTTATTTCCTGTAATCTCAACAAATGGCCCTCTTACAAAATTAAGGGTTACTTTATTTTGAATTTTAACTATATTGTTTTCATTCTTTTTTAAATTATCGTATATCATTAACTCCAAGTTTTAACTGTCTCATCTAATAAAGAATATCCTTCCGCTTGCTTACTATACATTTTGTTTGTTGTATATCTTGGTTTTGGATGGTTAGCAAATACATGATTATACCAAAGGTCGCCAACATCCCATCCACAATCTTCAATTCTATCCATCCACCATTGTTTTGTTCTATTTGGGATTAAGTATGCATGTGCTAAATCCTGATTTGCTGCTGTTTTTGAAAATAAATTATCTATTCTATCTTTAGTCCAAGATGGGTTATCTGCCAATCCTATATAATATACATCATCTCTTTCCGATAAGAAACATGCTCTATTTACAATATCAACAAATTCTTCTAAACCTACATTAATGAAAGCATCTGCTTCAAATATTAATGTGTAATCATAGTTCGTTTCATCCATAGTTTCTAACGCACCTCTATGAGCTAGATAACATCCATAATGTCTACCAGTTATCCAACCCAATCCAGCTCCAGGATGTAACTCACCTGGCTTATTATCTTTACTTATATGCTCAGGTCTTCTACAATGTTCAGCTGGTGCAAATCCTTCGTATGGTTTATTTACAATTGGTTGATAATCCATACCATATTTTGCCAATTGTTTTATAGATGCAATACTAACTCGTTCTCTAACATCTTCTGGTCTAGTTAATAAATGTTTAATTTGAATGCGTGGTTTTCGTCTAACCCAACATCTGAAAAAGGATTTATCAAATTGATTGTAAAAATATTCATCAGCTGCTCTATTAACTCCTTCAAAAATATTATAATCATCGCCACTAATAACCCCACCTGGCTTCACTTTATTATACCACAGTCTAATATCATCCATAACTTCATCATACGAATGCCCACCATCTATCATCAAATACTCAATACTTTGATTTGCAAATTGAGTTGCTGCGTTTTTTGATTCATCTTTTATAATATCAAATGTTCCATAATTGTTTGATATAATAGTATTATCTATAAATTCATAAAGTATATCTCCATTGAAATTATCTACAATATTTAAATGCAATTCTTCTGTTTGAGTTCCTTTAAAAGTATCTATGGTTGTAAAATGTATGTTCTTTTTAGATTCTTTTATTTTACCGGCTAAATAATTAGTTGACTTACCAAACCATGCTCCCACTTCTACAAATGTTGAATTAAACGGAGCATTTTCTACCATTTTATCATATAAAGGTTTATATACAAACCAACCTGGTATTTCATTAAAGTCAGGCATCAGAGTTTGTAATATAATTCTTTTGGTAATTTTTAAATCATCATCAATATATGTTACTAACGGATTATTATCATATGTATCTAAATAAGTGTGTAACTTTCTAAATATACAAGGTAATTTATACGATAATGCTTCTTTAATTGATAATGGATTTAATTCTAATTTAGAACTAAAATAAAACATATCACATGCTGAATAGAAAGTATCTACATCATCACGCTCTCCCCACACTACACAATTATCAGGTTTGTGTTTCATTAGTGGTGACCAATAATCTTCAAAGTTCATAGCTTGATTACCAACAAAATGAAATTTTATTTTATATTTTTCTAATTGTCTTGCTATTGCAAATACTTCACTTTGATTTTTACCTGGTGCAAATAATCCAACATTTAGTACATGCTTCCAAGTTGGGTCTAATTCTAATTCTTTTTGTGCAGTTGCTTTATCAAATGTATATTCTTCAATTGGATATTCCCATAACATAGTTTCAACCCCGGTATCAATAAATCTTTGTCTACTCCATTCAGATACTAAAACATATCTATCGGGTTGATAAATTATTTCAGATGGATTTGTGAATGAACCATGTGTAGTTGCTACAATATAATAAGGTCTACTTTTTCTAAATATTACGTCTAATGCATATTTTGGTAAATCAAATTGTGGAATTTCCTGAAAATGTATTATATCAGGATTGTATTGTTCAATTATTTCAATTATTTCCGTTTTGTCTTCGCCCAGTGTATGAACTGTAACTAACGATTTTATTCTATTTTTTTGAACTACAAACGCATCACCCCCACTATTGTTTATTTCAACAACTTGGATATCAAACTCATCAATAAAATGTTTTATTTGCTTATATGCGTATTGAGGTTGTCCACCGGTAGAAAGATGAGGACATACATAAAGTAACTTTTTGCGTGGATTTTCCATTAAACTTATTTATTGTAACAAATATACGAAATTATTTTGAGACTACCAAATTTATTTTATTCAGCAGATTCAAACTTAATTACGCCTTCTTCTAAGTTTAGTTCAGCGTTTGGATATTTCCTTTGTAAATCAGATAATATGTTTTCTAATTGAAGTCCTATATTATCAAATTTTTCTTCAGATTGGGTTTTAATTTCATTTATTTTTTTTAATTGGGATTCAATTTCTCTAATTTGTAAAGATAATTGTCCCAATTCAAAAATAAGCTGATTTGCATCAGATTGATATTTTACTATCTTATCTAATGTACTTTGTTCTAATTTTTCAATTTTTTGTGCCATAATATTATTTCTTTATATATAAGTATATATTTTTTAAGAATTAAGTTCATTTATTTTATCTTCTAAATCCTTAATCTTTTTAGATAACTCCTGTACTGCCCTCCATAATGGGAATACTAATCCAGTTTTATCAATATCATATGGTAACATAGCTTTAGACCCATCAGGATTAAGTTTATCAACTCCGTTTTCATCTCTATCAGTATCAAATCCCACATATTCCTCAAGACCAGCTTCTAATAATTCTTCCGCAATCAAACCTATATTTTGAGGTCTATATTCTTTTTCAGCATCTACTTTCCAATAGAATGTCTTTACATCTACACTATTTATAATATCCAATACGCTAGGATGCTGCCAAATTTCAATATCTTCTTTAAATCTTCTTGATGATGTATTTCTACCAATCCAACCATTTGCAATAGAAATTTCCACACCCCTCATAGTACCACCAATAGCACCAGCACCAGCAATATTATTAAATCTAATAGAAGGTCTTAACTGTCCAGCATCTAATACTTGTCCTAATTGTCCTTCGTAGTTTGAAGGCGCTCCTTTAGTCCAGTTAACACTAAATCCTCTATCAACGCCCGGTTGATTAAATTCAATTCTACCATCTAAAACTTTCAAATCTCCTTTAGTAAGTGTAATTGCAGGATTTCCCTTTCCCAAAAAGTTTGTTGCATTTATAGCTGCATATGTTGCTGAATTTTGAGATACAGTAATAAAATCTGTAGTTGATTCTCTACTTATTTTTGCGTACTTATTGATATCCTGTATAACAAACAATCCTTCATCGGTTAATTCCGTTTGGTCTAAAGCTGTAGTTAATGTTACAGCACTTGGTGTAAATGTTGTCCCAGTAAGCTCTGCCCTACTAATAGAAGGATTGGTAGAGAAGTCTATACTTCCCATACTTTGAACCGTTGTAAATACATAATATGTACCGGCTGTAAAATATAAAGTTCTTGATGTATTTACATTAGTTATACCAACCGTTTGACCGGATGTTGTCAAAGTACTACCTTGTCCTATTTTAAACATTTGTACAAGAGTACCAACACCTGGAGTTGAAGAATTGTGAATTTCAATATAAATATCTACAGATATATCACCTATATAATTACTGGGTCCTGCTTCTAACTCAAGAGTATTTGAAACACCCCAACTTGGCGTAGCGTTTATATATGTACCCGATGTACTTACAGTAAGAGTATTATATGCAACTGAACGATATTCTTCAAGACCTGGCCAAGTATTATAATAATACATGGATGCTCCAAACTCATCATCAAATTGTGGTGGTGTTATTGTGATTGTTGTACCAGCACTAGGTGAAGATAGTATACCTTTTCGTATATCCAATCTTTTTACATCAGAATTATCATAAATTTCAATTGCAGGTACAGTTGGGTTTAATATAATATTTGAATTTTCATCCCTTAAATTATTACCATCAATAACCCAACCTCCAATGTTACCACTATCTGCAGTAACTTTACCAGCAATAGTTAAGTTAGTACCATCAAAATATAATCTATCTCCAAGTGAGAATTGACTGTTATTATCTACATAAAATGAAGTGTTTGAATTTTTATAAGTTCCAGTTCCAATATAAATCTTTTTAGCTCCACCATCTAATGTAATACCATTTTGTCCTACTTTAAATGTAGATGAAAAATAACCATCTACCCCAGCAACAATAGGAGAGTATATAAAATTAGATGATATAAAAGTACCAGGAAATGCACCATCTGCTAATTCTTTAGTTCTAGATAATGAGGCGCTATATGCAAATGTTGATTTTAATTGTGCAATATTTTCTGCAGATGTTAATGCCGTTCCAGCCGAACCAGATGCAAAAGCCTTAGTTGATGCGTTACCAGTAGCACCTGCTACTATTTCCAAATCCCCTGCCATTTGCAATCCAGTACCACTCCACTTTAAATAACTAGTCCCAGCGGTATCTAATAAAGAAAATCTAGGCATATATGCACCTGCTCCCAAATCATAAATCCCTAACCAAATTCCACTTTGATTATATCCAATATTAGAATACTGACCTATAGCCATATATGGGTCATTACGTCCTCCAGCTAATACAATATTTGCAAATGCACTTCCAATATTATTACCAACATTGATTGTATTTTTTACAAATGATTCTTCAAATATTGCAATCTTAGCTGCTACAAAGAATTCTTCTTGTCCCAAATATTGCCACCAAGCATTATCACCACCAGCAGTTGGTGCATGATAATTAACTAAAGTACCTTGCTTATTATATGTTGTTGGACCACTACCACTTACAGCTGCGTAATAAGTTACAGGAGATGTTCCGTAAATAACAGCATCTCTTCTTTTATTTTGAGTTTCAACAGAACCACTATAATCGGTAGTATTTTTCCACTCACCTCTCATTACAATACCAGGCCCAGTTGCTCCTTCAAAATTAATTGATAATGATTGTGTTTTATAAAGAATCAATCTTCCGTTTTCAATATTAACTTCATATACTATTTCAGCAATTGGATATGTTTCAGGAGTTGCCCATCCAGCTAAATCGCCTATTGTTGCAATATCATTAAATGTAGGTAATGTATCAAGAGCTTCTACACTATCTCCTAATGTTAAATGGTTTGATACAGAAAATACAGAAACTTGATATTCTCCTAATGAACCAATATCATTACCAAATTGGTCTGTTGTTTTTGGACTAAAGCCCGGTCCTCCGTCTACTACAGCGGTTTTATGTAATAATGGTACATCACCTTTAGTTGCTTTTACTTGAGTACCACTCCCAACAACAGAAAGTTGTCCAGAAACTTTATATATTACAGAACAGTTTTCATTTGTTAATTGAACATTATATGCAGTTGGTCCATTTTTTATACCAGTGATAGTTAATGAATTTGTTGCTCTTATAGGTGCGGATGGTGAACTATTACCATCACGAATGATAACAGACCATTTTGCATTTTCACCAGGATCTACTGCATCAGAACCCTCAATTTCATATGTTGCTGTTTTTGAACCAGCACTTACTTCCGGAATTGGAGTTGGTCCTGTTCCAGTATTAGTATCATCATTTTTATAGAAATTAAACCAAACAGCTCCAGTTGTATTTGTTGCAGTTGCAGTTAATGTTATCGGGTCTAATGGTGATGTTATAACACCATCTCCATCAAAATTTACTGTGTTTGTAGTTGCTTCCAATGCTACTGCTCTAGCATTTGGTGGTGCTACATTTTTAGTAATAGTTTGTGTTCTTTCTATTACCGATGATGTGTACACATGTCCATTTGTTAATGAGTATGGATTTACAACAACATTATATTGAATACTTGAAGATACATATGGATAATCAAATCTATTAAACTTAACAATACCAGTATCTCTAGATGATGATGTAATAGTTTCCACCATAATATTTGATGGTATTACAGAACCTCCTGTTTGTATTCTAAATGTACCCGGAGCCATTGATTGGGTTGTTAAAGTTAAATAATCATTTCCTTCTCTAACTTTAATCGTTGTATTAGCACCAGCATATCCTGCAGGTGATACAAATCCAACTTCATCAGCTTGAATAGCAGTAGCTGCTGGTGATATAATTACTTCTATTGGAGGTGGTCCGTCTAATGTTTTTGTATAGTTTTGTATAATACTTGCTGTATAAACCGAAGATGTATAATATGGCTGTATTTCTAAATTATATAAAATACTACCACTTAAATTATTAAAATTACTTGCGTTTGATATTAGTAAAGTATTTTCATATCCTCCGCCAAGTGGTATAGTATCAACTACACTACCGGTAATTATATTACTACCAGTAACCCAATATGGTGAATATACACCCATACCAGTTGATATTGATGTGGATGCTGTATAGAATGTGCCTGGTGTTCTGGTTTTATCAAATTTTAAATAACGAGACCCTTGTTTTAATTTAATTTCGGTACGTGAAGGGTCATAACTATTTACTATACCTTTAGGATTTGATTTTAAATTTACACTTACAGGATTTATTTCAAACACAATACTTTCATCACCAGGTTTACCAGCAGGAACTATTGTAAATGTTTTATCAACACTAACCGATGCGGATGTATATGGTTCAGTATATGTGTAAGTTATTGTTAATGTCTTACTTTGATTTAATGGACTTCTTACATAATTACCATATGCAGAATTTGGTGCTTGGGATATTATTGGATTATTATCATCATCAATTGCAACAACTGAAATATCTCTATTCCAAGTACTACTATGAGTTACATAATAAACCCAATATTCAGGAACAAAATCTTTGTTAATTGACATTGATGGATATACACTCAACGATGATGTTAATGGGTCTGTGTTTCTACCTCTTACAAAGAAAGAACCAGTCACATTTGCAATCGCTGGAATAAAATTTAAACTGTCTCTGAAATTAATATTAAATACATCAGTATCATATGCTACAAATCCAGAATCTAATCCATCCTGAAAATCTGAAAGAACTATTGAAGTTAGTACAGAAGATGATGCGATATACGCAGGAACACCTGCTGCCGAAGATGATGGCATTAAATACAATGTCAATCTTTTATCAATAGAATCTCTATTAAATGTTGCATTATAGTTTATTTGTTTGCTACCAAGTGAACCAGTAGTTACTCCTTTAATAAAATTACTTTGAGTAACATACATTAAGTTTACAAATCTTTCAGGCTCTAATACAGGATTAAGAGATGCTGATAAAACGTGTAATTGTATATTGCCCCAATTCTTTACAGCTGAACTATTTAATATAATTTCATTTATACCATCAATACGAACTGCTTGTACTTCTAAACTTTGAGTACTACTATTTCTAATATCAACTCCTCTATAAGGTCTAATAATATGATTAACTCCACCAAACCCATCTAATACTTTACTAATAATAACCGTATCTTCAAAACCCTCACACTCACCTTTTATTTTTATAAGCTGAATATTTTTATCACTTCTAGAACCAGTAAAGTTAGCAACTCTCAATGTTGGATTATCACTTGTAATATCATCCAATCTACCAGGATATTGTTGTCCTGTAAAAGATGCTGTGTAATCCGACCCAAATAATTCATCTCCAAAGAAATCAAATGATTGTGATGTATATGTTACCGAACCTGTTAATAAGTTTTTAGTTACACTAAATCCTACAACTGTTGGTTCTACTGGATTTGAACCAGAATCAAATGTAAAGTACAAATACTTTGGATTAAATACCAATCCCTTTTGTAGTCTTTGCAAATTACCACCATCAAATGTTTTTGTTTCTTCAACTAATACAGGAATATAATTGTTATTAATATCATAAAACTCAAAACGATATTTAAAAGTTTCTTCAGGTAATGTTCTTGGTACTGGTTGTATAAATGTAATTTCGTCAGGAGAAAAAGATGTCTCTTGAGCTGCTACAAAACTTACATTTGCAACATGCCATCCGTTTCCTTTTACTTCAAAATACAACCTAGCATTATCTATTTCTTCAGCTATTATATTATCAGTATTTGTTGATTTTTGTAATACATTATTTGTAGATGATACAGTTGTAATTGCTTGTTTTACTTGTACAGTTCCATTTGTAGATTGTTTTGAGCCACTTAAAAAAGCCTTAATGTAATTACCTGGAGCTATATTTTCAGTCAATCTTACATTAAAACTTAAATTATATTCAGCATCTTTTGTTATTGCTAAAGATTTTGTTGTATAAAAATAATTTGGAGTTGAACTATCTAATTTTACAGAATTAAATAAATAATTTTGATTAAATTGTGCTGATATACTATTTGATGAAGTTACCCAATAATCTTTTATTATATCTTGCGTAAATATACCATATGTTTCTTGATTTTTATTAGTTGTTTCTAAATCTAAAAGTAATTCATTTGTTTCCAATACAACCTCTTGTACAAATTGATAATCGGTAACATCTGATTGAGATTTTCTAAATATTCTAACTCTAGCAACATCACCAACAAAAGCAGTTAAATCAGTTAATTTTATTTTTGCAAAAGACCCCGTAAGTGCACTTGCTATATTACTAGCTCCTTCAATATAACTAAATGTAGATGTATATGCCCTATCAGTAAATGGTAAAACAACTCCAAATGAATCTACATATGGCTGCGTTACTATTATTTCGTTTTTATTTATTACTTCCGATATTACAGGAGAATATGCTAAACTAGTTACATTAATTAAGTTACCTTCCATTGAACCTGTAAACGCACTATTTGTTGTTTTTAAACGATATGAAGCTGGTTGTTTATAATCAGATAAATATTCTCCAGTTCTAGGAGATACAGGCGTTCCACTTACTAATCCCGTATTTGTTACATTTGAAAATCCCGCCGAAAATATTGGTTTAACTATTTCGGTTATATCAACTTTTGGTCTTCTATAAAATCTTACCTTATCTTCGTTTCTTAAAAGTGTGTTTATATTAAATGATTTTTGCCATTTAATATTATAATTATTTTTCCACTCATCGGGTATATTTCGTACAACCCCACCTTCATCTAAATATGTTTTTAATTGACCTAATATTGTTATAGTTGCTGGTCCAGCCGGAGTATCTTCATATACATAAACTGAAATTATTTTTGATGTTCCTTCGTAATATTCAGGAATACCATTTCCAACTTCAACATATAATGCGTTACCAGCAACATCTAATACCTGAATCTGAACTTCCGTTGCTTGGCTTAAGTGCTCACACCCTTCAATTAAGAAACCATTTTTACCACCAGTAAATGTTTCTTTAAATTCGGTAATTCTAAAATATTGAGAATTTGGTGCCGTGTCTTTTATAAATGTTGCATATGCACTTAATGGTTGTGCATAAGTTAATCCATATTTTTTGATTCTTGCCATGTGAGTTTCTATTATTCTTATTGATAAATATTCTTAATATTTTTTATCATTATAATTATATATAGAAAACTAAAGAAAAATAAAGAAAGTTATGAAAAGGTACGCAATGATACAAATAGATGCCAAAATACACCTAGCATTAAAGGAATTTTGTAAAGAGAAAGGGTATAAGATAAATGGGTTAGTAGAAACCCTTATAAAAGAAAAGGTGCAGTCTTTGAACAAGACCACACCTAAAAATGTATTACCGGTTGTTAGAAGTTAATCTTACTAAAACCATCTACTTTTTTAATTTCAATAAGTCCATCCACAATATCTCTCATTTGTTCTAAGTGAGAAATTACCCAAATGAAATCAAATTGAGTTTTAAGATATTGCATCATCATAAAGAGAGATGATAGGTTATCTGCATCCAATGTACCAAACCCTTCATCAATTACTAAGAAGTTAGGTCTAGGCAGGTTGCATATGTTAATTAGAGCCACTCTAATCGCTAATCCCGATATGAACTTCTCCATACCACTACACATCTCTAAAGCCCATTCCTGGTCCTCATAAACGATTCTAGCGTTAATGTTTTTCCCATCAGTATCCATTGAGATTGAAAAGTCTACCACTTGTCCCAATATATTGTTCACTTCGTTTTCAATTGCTGGAAGTGCTTTAGATATTAGTTCGTAAGGTACTCCATCTTTTTTAACTGCATCTAAGTAGAATGTATATAATTGGTTTTTACTTTCTAATTCTTTTACTTCCTCCATCTTAGCTACCATATTATCAATGTAGGTTTTTGTTGCACCTACCTCTGACATCAATTTCAACATAAGTTTGCTTACATCTGATATTTGTTTTTCAACACCTTGCTTTAATCTACGAACATTTTGGATTTGAATATCTAATGCTTGATTCTTTGTAATTGTTTCTACATTATCATTATATCTTTTGATATCTGCGTTTACAGTTTCTTTTTGAGTTTGTAACAATTCAATTTTAGAATCTGCGGTTCTGATATCACCTTCCAATCTTTCTTTTGATGTAATTAATCTACTATGTTCATCAGTCCATTGTTTCCATTGGCGGAATTGGTCTTCAACTCCAGCTAATTCACCTAATTGAGTTATAAGAGCACCATGTAATATGTTTAGTATTTCTAATTGATTACCTTGCTCTCCTAATTTCTTTTCAGTTTCATTTGCATCCTTTACGAATACATTGTTCATACAAAAGTTACAATTAGGGTCATACTCATGCTCTGCTAAATGTGATAACTTCTCTTTGTTATGTTCAATAGCACTTTCTAATAATTCAATCTGATGTAAGGTATCTTTTATTTGTCCTTTAACTAAATTCAATTGAACTTGCGCTTCACCAATATCAGTTCCGTTTATAGTAACTTTAGAATCAACTATTTCTTTGGCTTCTCTAACTAACTCTTTGGATTCCGTATGTTTTATTGTTTTATCAAATTTACTATCACCCCAAACCTTTAAATCATCAACAATCTTTTGTGCTTTTGCGTTTAGGGAATTAATATCTAAGTTACCTTGAATTGGAACGATTTGTTGAGATAGATTTACAATTTGTTCCTCTAAATCACTCTTACGAGTTTCTAATTCTAACTTCTCAGCATCCAAACTATCATACTCCTCTCTCTTTGAATTCAAGTCGTTTTCTTTTTGGGCTAATTCCGAAGTGAAGTCGGTCTTTCTGAAATTTCTGATAAGTGCATTCACATCTTTGATATCGTTTGTAGCAGTATCATACAGCTTATCAAATATATCCAAGCCCATAAACTGAGCCATCAAGTCTTTCCTTTCCGATTGTGACTTATCAATGAATAGTGCATTGTTAGCTTGTAGGGAAAGTGCCGTCATAATGAAATCCTCATATCTTCCTACATAAGTTTCAATGACTTGGTTTGTATCCCTACGTTCCGTTCCGTTAAGTGATTCTCTACCACTATCTCCCTCTCTCCAAAAATCAACATCTACTTTAACGTTCTTTCCCTTATTAATAGTTCTTCCCTCTCTACGAATACCATAAGTAACTCCATCTACGGAGAATTCTAATTGGCAATGGAAATCAGCTTTACGATTGTTCATAATAGCAGATGCTTTATAAGCCCTACTACACTTATCAAATAAACAAAATGAGATTGCATCAAATAGAGATGATTTACCTTGTGCATTTGGTGCGAACAATCCCATCAATCCAGTTACCTTATCAAAATTAATAACATTTCTCTCTCCGTATGAGAACATATTACTGAAATCAAACTTAATTGGTTTCCAGCTTATGTTTCTTTGTAGTTCTGATGGTTGTATTCTACTATTAATGTCACGATTTATTTTCTCTATTCCAGCTAAGTCCTCTTTCGTTACGAATGGCATCATACGTTCAATATACTCCCCTATTAAAGAGTTTTGATGGTTTATATCAGCTATGCTGTCTACTTCCAACCTTGCTTCTCTATCGTTGGTTTTTTTCTTATTGAATGTATCCGTTCTAATGATTGTAAAATCCTCCACACCATACTTTGCGGTAATATCAGCCATCATTCTCTTTGTATCTGCGGTATCCGTATTAGTTATCCTCACTCTTAAACGAGGGTATAACGGCATATCAGTTACATCCGGCACAATACCACCATCAACATCTAATGTGTAGTATCCATAATCGTTTTGGATATCAACTTCCTCATAGTTCATTGTATCTAAATCCCAAACTAAGAATCCGTGCTTGTCTAATGTTTCACCAAAGTTTTGTTGTACCAAAGAACCAGCATATACTACCTTACATCCGCTTGGTGAAATCATTTCTTGTCTTTTATGGATATCTCCTAATAAGGCTAAATCATATCCATCAAATATTTCAGTTGTGAAGTGTCTACTACTAACTACATACCCAACATCGGTTGTAGAGTTATCAACAGGTCCGTGAAATAGTGCAATCTTCTTATTACCAAATAGAGTATCAGCTTTTGGCCAATTATCTTTGTTATCAAATATACTAAATACTGCAAAATCAACATCTCCGATTCCGTAAACTTGCGTATCTTTTAAATACGTTAGGTTTGGTAACTTCAATGCATCAACGATTGGAGTAAGTACATCTAATCTGTCCGAATTGTTCATATTACAATCGTGATTACCAGCGATTACAATAGTAGGACATAGTTTGTTACATTCCGTAAACAACCAGCTAATCTCACTAACTAATTCGGGACTCATTTCCAATTTAGCGTGAGCGATATCTCCAGCTAAGTAGATAATAGAATCGTCTGTTCCTCTTTTTTTAATTTCTTCAAACATTGAGTAGAATACTTCTCTAAACTCTTTGTGTCTTTTTATGTTACGGATGTGTATATCCGCAATGTGATAAATTCTCTTTAACCTCATATATTATTTAGTTTGGATAGAACTAA